ACCTCTGTTAAAGCAGTTGCTGCTGGAACAGTCTTTGACGATTCTCCTGGTGTTGATTTTGGTGTGTCTGTTCAGATCGACCATGGTAATGGGTATCAAACTCTGTATGGTCACCTACAAAGCAAGTCTGTAAAAATTGGTGAACAAGTTGCTGCAGGACAAGAGATCGGTAAATCAGGTCAATCAGGTAACGTTACTGGTCCCCACCTTCACTTTGAAGTACGCAAGGGTCATAATAACCCAGTAGATCCAGCCTCCTTTATGACAGGCACTGCTGGATCTCAGCAAACAGTTTCTGGAAAACAAGTCACTGCTCCAGGAACCGTTTTGGGAACAGGAGACCAACAGTCTTGGGCAAAGGACTTCCTAAAGGGTATGGGCGCTCCCACCACCTCAACAAATATTAAAGCCATGACTACATGGATGGCATACGAGGGAGGTCAGTGGCACAACTCTGCCCACTACAACCCTCTCAATACCACCTTAGGAGAAACAGGCGCCCAAGATATGAATGGTGCTGGAGTTAAATCCTATGGTTCCTATGCCCAAGGACTTCAAGCCAATGTATCTACCCTAAAAGAAAATCAAAAGGGATATGCAGCAATTCGTGCAGCCTTGATGAAGGGCAATGACCTTAGCGGAGTACTGGGGTCTGTTAACCACTCTGCATGGGGAACCCACATAAAAGGATATGGTGGTGGTACTTCTGGATTTGGTGCATCTATCTCATCCGCTGCTATGCCTGGTATGGGAGTTTCTTCTGTAGGAACCTCTGGTGCGAGTAACAACACTCGAATTGAAATCACTCTTAACATTCAACAAGCCTCAAATGATGAAGCAGTAAAGTTTGCTAAAAGAGTGCAATCAATCTTGGAAGAAAATAACTCAATCTCAATGATGGGAACTAACTAATGGCGGGTCCAGTTGCACGCAAGGTTCTTACTAAGTTAACTCCCACACAGATCGCCTCCAATGATGCTGCAATAGTCGCTGCAGATATCCTGGCTCGTAATGCTGGAACCACTAGTTTTGCTTACGATCAAACAGTTATTATCTCAAATAAAGCAGTAATGAAAACCGCACAAACGTCTGTACAGCAAGCAAAAGATGTATACACAAGTTACTTGAGCACTAACAATGTGTTTGATCCCGTTTATAATCCAAAAGGAACAGTACTTGCTAGCACTTTAAGCACTAGTATTCAGAACCAATTAAAGGCAGATCTTGCGGCTATTACAAGCAACCAAGCAGCACTTGCATCTGCTAACTCAAATCTTATTCAAGCGCAAACTGCATCAGACAAAGATAAGGCTGCATTGGCTGCTGCACAAGCCAAATTAGTAAAAGACTCGTTAGCGGCTGCTGCAGGAACCTTAATTGCATCGACTAAAAAAACACCACCCCCTACAAATTCTGGTCCAAATAAACCTGCAGGTACTCCAAAAGCCGTTAATAAGGATCCTGGTCCGTACTTCTATAATGCTCCTATGACCTCTTCTTCTTACATGAAATTTGGCAGCAGTGTACTTGGAAGCGTACCTGGAGATCCAGTACTTCTCGCTGGAAATCCACAGGTGTTATCTGCAGGTACTCCAAACCTGATTGTTGATCCAGGATCACACAATGATGCAACTAAGTTTTGGAAACCAGATAGCAAGGGAAACTTCTCTGGGGCTAAAGGAACTATCCAAATGAACTTAGCACTGTCCTCAGATGTGAGTACAAATGCCAAGGGAACAAAGGCTGCCTATAACATTACAGATACTAATAACTATGGTTTTAAGTTTTTGTATAATCCCACTACTGTAGATATGACCTGGGGAACTGTAGATGGTTTTTCTCCACAGTTTGAGCAAACAGGTGGTGATATTGCTACTGCAATTGGTAACGGTTTGCTTGCAAGTACTGTTTCGTTTTCATTAATCTTAAATCGAATACAAGATATGCAGTTTATTAAAGACTCATCAGGAGCATACCTTGCCTCTGATAGCCAACCATACCCACATCCAGTAGCCGCTAAAGAACGTGGAATGATATATGATCGTGGAACCATGTACGATCTTGAATACCTATTTAGGACTACAGGGGGATATAACTCACAGTATCAGTCTGGCTTAAATGGAAAAACTGCAGACAAGGGATGGCTTATGCCTATCCCAGTAGAACTCCATCTTGGAGCAGGTCTTCGTTATTTAGTGCGACTATCAACTTTAGAAGTAAATCACATCATCTTTAATGAGCGCATGGTGCCACTATTTACTACAGTAAATGTAACTTGCACACGTTACTTTGATAACGTAACTTTGTATAGCCAGATAGGGACAGCAAAATGACACTCTACATAGACAGCCGATATGCTAATCCCCTTTTAAACGAGAACAATCAAATACCTAAAGCATGGGATGAACAACGTCAGGCGTATCACATTATGCTCCTAAGAAATTGGCCTGTATACAGTGCTAATTTCTATACCTATGAATGGAAACAAGGGGATCGATTAGATAATCTTGCTAATAAATATTTGGGTAACTCACAGTTTTGGTGGAAAATCATGGACATTAATCCAGAGATTGTTACACCTATCAATATTCCTATTGGAACATTACTTAGGATTCCTAATGCTTGATCCAGAACGTCAACCTAAATATGGAAATGACTACTCTGTAAATTTTCCAGACTACCCAAGTTTTACCTCACAGCCTAGAAAGATTACGCTTACTCAAGCAATGGGAAGTCATGATGTTGCAGTTTTTAAGTACCAATATTTTAGCAACTTCTTAGTGCAGACCTTTAAGACGGGTACCCCTGTTTCATTTACCTACAGAAATGACAAGGTAAATAAGACCTTTATTGGCTATTTTTCTCATGTGCAGTATCCCAGTGCTCAAACATTAGACCGACATGTGGAGTTAGTGTGTATTGGAGCGTCTTATCCCTTAAAAGAGACTATCTCTAAAATTTGGGTTAATACATCTGCGTCTCAAGTAGTAACTGAGATTGCAAAGCAAGCACAACTTACTCCGATGGTAACTTCAAGCAATGTTAAATTTAGTCAGATCTCTATGGTAGGACACACTTTCTGGGAAAAGATCAAGGAACTTGCAGACAAGATCGGTTACGGAGTCCAAGTACTGGGGACAGAAGTTCATTTTCATCCTATAGATACGATGATCGATTTATTTATGACGACTATTCCAGTTATGTCTTTTCTAGATCCACTTACAAACTCTAGCAGTGTATTTTCGGTACCTACACTACAATCGTTTTCTTCAAAACTGGGTGATTACATTCAAGGAAATGCTAATAATCGAACTCATAAGGTAGTTTCTGGGGTAGATCCAGTAACAGGAAAAGCATACTCCTCTAAGTCCTCCCCTCATACCGTAGGTAAACCCCTTAGGGCTAACACTAAGGCACCCCTATTTTCACGGGTAGAAACCTCAGTAGTAGCACATAGCGATTCTATGGTAAAAGCATTGGCAGATGGAAAGGCCCACCTATCAAGACTTTCTATTCCTGGAAAAGGTTCTGGACAAGGAGACCCTAGAGTTTCTCCATGGTCCACCATTGAGATCAGAAACACAGGAGATAATTCAGACGGATTTTGGATTGTTAAGACCGCTGTTCACGAGATGACCTTGGATGGTAAATACTTTGTAGATTTTACCTGTGCTACAGACGGCTTTGGAGCCAACCAACCAAGCATCAGCCGTCCCGCTACTGCTGGAGTAGTCCCTGCAGTAAACCTTAATAGCCTAGTAACAGGCTCCAATCCATCTGGTTCCTATACACTTAGTGCTACAACACCGATTGTTTCTCCCACATCAACGGGATACAACATCACTCCTCGTAGATGGGTAGGTACCTCGATTGGCTAATGAAGTCGCTATTTCCTTACCGTTTATGATCGATCAAACAGGCAAAGTAGCCTTTGCAAGCACTCAAGAAGTGATCTGGGCTGATCGTGTAAAGTCGATAATTGGAACTGCAGTTAGAGAACGGATCATGAATCCAAATATTGGAACATTGATTCCTTATGCACTGTTTGAAAGCCAAGAAGATTCTATACAAGAAGTAAAGGCAGAGATCGAAAAAGCCTTTGCTATGCAACTTCCTTATCTAGTTTTGGTTAATGTAAATGTATCTTTAGATCCAACATCAAATGTAATAACTGCAGATTTGGAATACTCACTCCCTAACGGAACAGATGTCATTACTAATCTGGGAGTAATTTCGGTCATAGGAAATAAACCATCATACGAGGAGTTAGCATGACAACAACCCCCAATCAAATATCGACAATTCCAGTATCTATTGATTACACAGGTAGGGACTACTACTCGATTCGTCAACAACTTATCGCACGCATTCAAGCCCGTATCCCTAGTTGGACTGCTACTGATCCATCAGACTTTGGAATTGCACTTGTAGAAGCCTCTGCCTATATGGGTGATTTGATTTCGTATTACATTGATCGTAACGCTAATGAAAATTCCATCTATACGGCTACTCAACGAAATAGCGTACTTAACATCGCCCAAACGTTTGGTTACAACCCCGCTGGATATCGACAGGCTTTTGTTACCCTTACGTTTTCTAACCTAGCACAACAGGTAACTCTTCCAGTGACTTCTGCTACAGGAAGTGGAACTGCAATAACTTTTTCTGCATCAAATTCATTTGTAGTAAATGAGTATGTAACTATTACAGGGTTTACTACTACTGGATTCAATGTTACTACAGCCTTAATTACTAGTGCTACTGCTACTCAGTTTACAGTTGCAGGTACAACAACAGGTACAGAAACTCCAGTATCTGCGTCTGTCCTTATGACGCCTCCTAGCATCACATTTCCAGCAGGAACCGTAGTTTCAGGACAAGTAACTAGTGGGGATGTAGTAACTACTCTGTACTACACAACTACTGATGCTGTAACTATTGCAGCAAATTCTTCAAATACTATTTTGGCTACAGAAGGACGCCTAGTCACACTAGTCTCAACAACTGCTATTGCTACCTATGGTGAATTAATAGGTACATCAGATGGATCTCCAAATCAAACTTACTCACTATTAAATACTCCCACTGTTGATGGAACCCTTCAGGTCTATGTACAAGACGGTGATGTTTATTCTCAATGGACTCAAGTAGAGCATCTTACAGACTACGGTGCTTCTGATCTTATTTTTACAGTCTCACTTGATGAACGGGATGTAGTATCTATTACTTTTGGAGACGGTGTTTCAGGTGCAATACCTATCCCCTATTCACAAATTCGTGGGATGTATGTAGTGGGTGGTGGTGCTATTGGAAACATATCTACAGGAATTGCTACAAACATTTCTTATGTTCCAGGATTAACAGACACCCAAGT